TAAGAAGTCGGGGTGTCTACGAGCGAATCGTTGCCTGCACCAGCGGTGACGCTGAGGTTATTCGGCGTCCAGTTGTTCCCCAGACCTGAGCTGTCCTTACCCAAGGTCGTGGCGGTTGCAGCAGAATTGTCCGCAAACTTCAGCCAGAATCCATTTGTACCAAAGCTGCCGGTGTAAGCCTTAGGAATCAGTTGCCCAGTAGTGGCACTGACTTCTGTGAAGCTGCTGGGGTCTAGGGCTTGGCCGTCGATGAAGTGGATGTCGGCAAGGTAGCCGGATAATGTGGCAGTTCCAGCAGATGTCGCGCCTATCGAATGTGCTGCTGTTTGGTTTATGCCGAGGTCGTCGTTTTGATTTGGATTTACCGAAGACGAAAAAGCCGTAACCTCAGATCCGTTAACGTATAGCTTGATTCGATTTGCCGCCGTTGCTTGCGTGGTGTCTACCGCTAAGACAATGTGATACCAAGCACTAGGATCTCTATAGACGGCAGATGTCTGCCTAAGGTTGTTGTTGTAGTTAGAAACACGAATGCTGTCGCTTACAAGCCAAAGGCGGAAATACGTTGCGTCAGTTGCTCCGGTTGTACAAGTAAATAGGTGTGGATTTTCTGAAGTCGCAACGCTCTTCACCCACCCCGCCCAGGTCCACGTCTTCCTGTTACCCGCTGATGCAGGCGTTCTGGACAAGTAGGCACTGTCACTACTGTTGAAGCGGAGGGATCTGGGAATGGTGTACCCAGCGCCACCTTCTTGGCCCAGAAGCAGGTCACTTTGGATCATGCTCATTTCACGTCACCAATAAAGCGGACAGCAATGCGAGAAGCGGACTCGACGTGGAACGCCAGCAGATCCACTGAGTTAGCCGCAGTCGTGAGTGTGGGTGCGGTTCCACCTGGGAACTTGAAGACCGAGTTCCAAGACGCTGTTCTGGACCCTGTTCCGTCCTGCACCAGGCGGATCACGCCGCTCTGCCCAGCCACAACATTGGTCGGTGCTCCGATGACCCGGTTGCCACCGAGCGTGAGCTGGAAGTGGTTGCCGAGGCTTAGATCAATCGCCACAGTTGCGGCGTCAGTCAGGGTGACGTAGGTGCCCCGTTGTGCCTTGCTGAACGACTGAACAACATCAGTGACAGCGTTGTTGGCGTTGTATGCCTGGACCGTCGTGCCGATAGCTCCTGTCGCCAGGTAGCCGCTCATTCCAGCTTGCGTCTGGTAGGTGCTGGCCGCGATGGCAGTGGTCAGGTAACCGCTGATGATTGCCCCCGCAGGGATCGTGACCGTGCCTGTAAACGTCGGGCTGGCCAGCGGGGCATAGGTCGTACCAGCAGCAGTGGTCGTCAGATAGGACGACATGCCAGCTTGCGTCTGGTAGGTGGAGGCAGCAGTCGCTGCATCCAGATAACCGCTGACGCTTGAACCAGCCGGGATCGTGACGGGCCCAGTAAAGGCAGCATTGCCCGCAGAATCAAAGGTCAGTCGATAGACGCCACCCGTGGCCAGCCCCAGCTCGTTGGGCCCTGGGCGGCCCATCCCGGTGTCAGGATCGCCATTGAAGGCATAGCCAGGCGTTGCAGCCGAATTGCTATTGCTGCCCCTAAGTTGTCCTGTGATGGTCCCGCCATTGGGACCGATATACCGGGTTTCAGGGTTATTGGCGAAATAGCTGAGGTAGTTCCAAGTCGTCCCAGCGGTTGTGTACCGCAATCGGACAGTCAGACCCGCGTCCCCAACAAAACCGGCCGGAACCCCGACCAGCGGGCTGAACGATTCAATGCCGGTGCTGTCAACAACCTCGATGTAGGTGTTGTTGGCCGGGCTGGCAGGAATCGCGGCGGCGTTGTTCACCAGCGTGAACAGCACCGCGTTGGACACCGCCGCGGCCGCGTTGTTGGCGGTGGTGTTCGCCTGGTTGGCCGTTGTGACCGCGTTGCTGGCATTTGTGCTGGCGGTGTTGGCCGTGCTGACGGCAGCGCTTGCGTTGGCGCTTGCCGTGTTGGCCGTGCTCAGTGCCGTGCTGGCGTTGCCAGCCGCCGTGTTGGCCGTGCTCAGTGCCGTGCTGGCATTGCTAGCTGCCGTGTTGGCCGTGCTCAGCGCTGTGCCGGCGTTGCTCGCTGCGGTGTTGGCCGTTGTGACCGCATTGCTGGCATTGGTGCTGGCGGTGTTGGCAGTGCTCAGCGCCGTGCTGGCGTTGCTTGCTGCCGTGTTGGCAGTGCTGACAGCAGCGGCAGCGTTGGTGCTGGCGCTGTTGGCCGTTGCCGTTGCAGCCGTTGATGCAGCCGTTGATGCGTTGGCTGCAGTCGTGGCGTTATTGGCTGCCGTTGTTGCAGCCGCCGCGGTTGCATTGGCGGTGTTAGCGGCAGTCGTTGCCGCAGTCGCCGCGGCCGTCGCCGTGTTCGCGGCGGTCTGTGCTGCCACAGCCGCAGCAGCCCCGACGTCATTCCTGTCCTGCTGTTCCTGCACCACGTACAGGTTTTGCAGGTCAGCGTTGTTGAAGTCGTCGGCAATCAGGTTGGAGCCGTCCTGCCATGGCACCAGCTGTGAGCTGTCAGGCGTGTCCCGCAGAACTGTCAGCGTGACGCCGTTGGCGGGCGCCACTGTTGTCTGCACCTGCGTGCCACTGGTCCAGGTGTAGTTGGTGCCTTCAACAAGCTGCGATGTGAAGGCACCCGTAAGGATGTTGTAGCCCGTGTAGAGCTTGACGTGCGCCTTCAGCAGATACGGGAACGGGACCGAGAAGGTCGTCGTGGACCCGTTGCCCGCGTATTGCGCGTATGAGAAGGGCACGGAGTTGGCTCCACCTGTGCAGTCCTTATGTTATGGGGCCTGCTACTGACGACCAACTCCCAGGCCAGACAGCTCTTCCATTCGAGTTCTGAGCTCATTGGATCTGTACTTGACCATGGCGCCGTAACGCTGGGCAAAGCCCTGGGCGACAGGATCCTCGTTGGTGAGCAGCTGAATCAGGGCAGCGCGGTCGTAGTAGTCGATGATGTCCTGGATTGGCCGATACAGCTCGCTCTCCTTGCGCACCGAGAACTTGGCCTTGTTGACACGCTGGTCAGGCCCCATGGTGTCTGAGGCCAGCAGTTTCTGATAGCCAGGGCTGTTCTTCAGTGCCCGAAGTGCGCCGCGGAGATCCTTGCCTTGGATAAAGCCGTCGATCGGGATGTAGGTGTCACGGCCAAGCATGGCGGCCGCAGGGACTTCAGCCTTAATGCTGCGCATTTGCACGCGATAGAAGGCCTCCTCCTCATTGGTCATAGTGAGGCCGACATCGCCTTGGCCATTGGGACTTGGCAGCGCCACTTGGCCATTGGGCCTTGGCTTAGTCGTCACCCCTGCATCACTAAGCCACCGGTACAGATCGTCTTGCGGCTGGATCACAGGCATGAACGGAATCACCGCTTCTGCCGGGATGCCAAAGGGCCGCTTGATCTCGCTGCCCAGCCAGTCGAGGCGGGTAGGAGCCTTCAGGACTTGGTTGAGGCCAGGGATGGGACGGGCCACCTTCTCGCCAACCTTCTGCAGGAACTCGAGCACCGGCGCGATGTTCTCGACATAGATCGGATCCATCTCGAGAGCCTTTTTCTCATCAGCCGACAGGAAGCGCCTGCGATCCGTTGCCTCGAGCGGGGCGCGGCCAGCCCGGGCCAGCATTGAAGTGATGCCAGAAAGAGGCAGAAGGCCGCCCATCTGAGTGGCCAGGATGTCAGCCATGTCAGCCCTGTCGGGCTGTGTCATGGCATTGAGCACCGTGGTGGTGTTGAGCAGGCTGGCCTTGTTGTTGGCCATGCGCGAGAGCGCGATTGCAAGGCCAGTGGTGGCCTGCTGGAGATCGCCGTCGCTGATGGCTTCTTCGACCACCAGCTGCTGGATGTCGGCATAGAGGCCCAAGATGTCGATCGGGTCGATGCCACCAAAGCGGAACCGTGCAGCCGGGATGACCTTGCCAAACAGCTGGAAGCTGTAGGGAGTGTTTAGTCGGCGCCAGCGGGCGTATTCCTCTGGGTCAGACGGGCCGCCACCAACAAAGCCGCCGGAGGCGATCATCGCGCTGCCGGCCGTCAGAAAGCCCAGCGAGACGATGGCCTGGGCCCGGGCTTGAGCCAGCACCTCTGGCGGGGCGTTTTCCATCTGGGCGCCCAGTGCCTTGATCACAGACGGCACGATCGTGCGATCCAAGCTCCACAGCAGCGAGTTCAGCGGTGTCTTGAAGAACGGCAGCTGCCACGCCACAAAAGCGTTCTGACGGGTCAGACCCAGGCCCTGAATGATTGGATCCTTGATCGTGTTGGTGAAGGTGACGTTGGCAGCACGCTGCAGGCCGATTGCACCCAGTTCGGTGTCAGCCCTGGGGACGCCCTTCAGATCGTTGAAAGCCTGCAGCCGCAGCACGTCATCAGGAAGCTCGTCACCCAGGGGGATGCCCCGCTCACGACGGAACTTCACCAGGTCTTCTTCGCTCATGTAGCCGCTAAAAAGGGAGCCCTCGGCCATCTGCTCGGCACGCTGGGCCACCCAGTCGGAGCCCACCGGGCGACCGGTGCCCTCATCCACCACGCCCTTGGCCTCGTCAACAGCCCGCAAATAAGCCTCGTGGTTCACCTTCCACGAGTAGGCCATAGAACGGATCGCCTCATCACCAGCGCCCAGCAGTCGGAAGGACGGCAGGTAGCCGCCGTTCCAGCCCAGGAACTTCTCGCCAAGGTTGCCGAGCGCCAGGCTGGTGGCTGCGTTCAGCACATTCACCAAGGTCACCGCTGGACCGGTGCCGGCGGTGTTGCGCCAGTAGCTGGGATCCGTCAGCAGATCGAATCCAACGGTCAGTGCATCAACGATTTGCTGTTTCTCGTTTTGAATCAGATCGGGCGCTACCTCCATGGCGTTGTCGAGGCCCATGACGGCACGGCCTGTGCCCAGATACGTGGTGGCGTTCTTCCACGCCATCTGCCACGCATCAAGGGTGGCCCGGTTGGCGAAGGCCGCAGCCCGCAGGCCATCCATAGCCCCAACGCGAAGGCCGCCCTCGATGATGTCCTCGACGCCATGGTGGAACGCCACCAGCGCGCCGCTGACCGGGTTGCGGGCCAGCCACGTGCCGGGCGACAGCAGCACGTTGTTGCGCCGGAAGTTGTTGAGCAGGTGAACCTGCGACATGAACCGGCTGCTGTTGAGGTTCGTGCGCGTGATGTTGTTCGTGCGAACGACGGCTGCCAGCTGCTTGAGCTTCAGCGCATCGCCCTTCTCGACGTGCTCGAGCGTTTGGCCAAGCAGGGTCTCGCCTTTGATGTCTTCGATGGTCAGTCGTGCCCAGTTGGCGTCTGGGCTGATCAGCTCAAAGTCGGTGCCATCCATGCCGAACTGCAGGCCGCGCAGCGACTGGCCGATGCGACGGCGAACAGCGGCATCGAGGTTCTCGAAGAAATGCGCCCACTGAGCGGCATGGCCCAGCTGCAGCCTGAGCTCATCGGTCAAGGCGCCGGCTTCCAGGGCGCTGGCCACCTCCTCGAGCTTGTCGGCGTATTGGCTGACTGAATCCCATCGGGCCTTGGCAGCCTGCACCACAGCACCGGGAAGGCTGTCGATGCCACGGAAGCGGCGGCCCAGGGCACCAGCCAGCTCGCGCACATCGCCACCGGTCTCCCGTGCCATGCGCATCAGGCCCTGCATGGCCACTGATTCGCTGAAGGGCTTCTTGAGCTCAATGCCCTTCTTGGTGTTGGCACGCTTGAGCCCCATCACCTCGAGCAGGGCCGTGATGTTTTCTTCCTCCGGTGGGAGCTCGCTGTAATCAACGCCGTATTGGCGGTAGTTGACCATGCGGCCGCTGCTGCCACGGGGGCCTTCGTTGTTGCGGAAGCCCATCTCCACGAGATCGCGGATGGCCTTGGTGCCTTTGGCAATCAGATCGCTTTCGCCCTGCTTGATCCAGGCCTCATTGGACACACCGACTTCCTCGCCGGTGTAGGTGCGCAACCGGGCCACGCTCTTGCCGGCCGCCGGTATGTCTTCCACCTCAAGGAGTGACCTTGCTGTGGCTTCCATCTCATCGAGTTGTTGAAGCTTCGCCTCGATCTCTGCGATCTGTTGGGCGAGGTTGTTGCAGTCAGCCATCAGCAGGAGCCTCCTTGGGATTGTTTGCGCAGCTCCTCCAGCTGCCTGGCGAGCTCAGCTCGCGCCTTGGGAATGTCGGCCAGGGCCTGCTTGGCGGCCTGGGCCTCAGCAGTGGTGGGCTTGGGCTGTTTCTTGCCCTTGGCTGGCCCCTTGGCGGGGGCTGGGACCGCTTCTTTGGGCACCACCACGGCCTCGCCGTTGATGCTCGCCATCACCGATTTGGTGTCGTAGAAGGCTGGCTTGCGATCAGGCTTTGGCTTCAGCTCTGGGTTGAACTGCTGTGCGCCATCAGCCTGTGCTGAGCCCTCCCCGCGATAGGGCTGCGGCGCACGCTCACCAGTGACCGACAGTTCTGGATTGAACTCAGGCGTGCCTGGCCGCACGCGATCAATCGCACCGCCGAGCTCATAGCGGTTGTAGGCAAACATGCCGCGGCCCATCAGCCCCAGCCGCTTCTTCTCATCCCAGCTGAGGCGATCCCAGCCGTTGGCAGCCATCAGCGCATCCTTTTGCGCCTGCATGGCTTTGGCATCGAGCAGGTTGTACTCGAAGCGCAGACGCATCTCGTCGATCAGCGCATCAGCGTTCCGCCCGCCGGCCTTGTAAGGGGGCAGTGCGTCGGTGTTGAAGGCCATCGCCAGCTGGCCGGTTTCATCGCTGAACAGGTCATCCACGAAGTTGCCCTGCTGGAAGAAGTCCGGCGCTTTGGGGCGATTGGGGATTGGCGTCACCGGTGCCTGCACCTCGCCGTTGTCGATGGCACGGCGGAGGATCTCAGCCTTCATCTGCTCGCGTGCCTGCGCGTCCAAGCCACGGGGCTGGAACTCGCTCAGCGGCACCGCCATTGGGTTGCCATCAGCGTCCACCACCTGGCCCATCGGCGAGCCCGTGGACAGGTCCGCCGGCACATCGAGCAGCGGTGCATCTGCAACGCCGGCCACGTTGGTTGTCAACGGCATTGCCAACTGCTCTGCCTCAGGAGGCAGGTAGCGGCCGCGGCGTTGGCTGAGCTCAACCAGTGCGTCGATGATGTCGCTCTTCTTGGCGTTCCACACGCGGCGGCCGGTGCGGGCCTTCACCAGTGCTGCCACTTCAGGCGACGACTCCGGCATGGCGAGCCGGCGCAGCAGATCGCGGTTCCAGCCCTCCAGCGCTGCGCGGTAGTCATCAGGAGTGCGGTAGCCGAACTCGCTGGCGGTGCGGGTGAACTGCTCAAGGGGTGGCAGTTGGATCTCAGCGGCCAGATCGAGGCCCAGCTGCTGCGGCAGCACCATCTCGAGCTGATCGCCCACCAGGCTCTCGGGCACTGCCATGCGCTGCTGTACGGCTTGCAACTGCTGTTGTGCGACAGCCAGTTCGCGTTGCACCTTGGTCACTTGGCCTTTGGCCCCACGGGGGGTGAGCTCACCGGACTGCTGGCGGGCGTCGATCTCAGCCAGTCGCTCGTTCAGGCTGTTGATCTGGTCCTGAGCGGCCTGCAGTTCGTTGGCGTTGCGCTCAGCACCGATCTCACGCCACACGCGGGAGTGGATCTCGCGCAGTTGGCTGTCGTCGAGCTCATCCAGCTGAGCCAGGAAGGTGTCGATCTCAGGTCTGGTGTCGAGATCAAGCTCGCCCTGCCGGCTGCCCCTGGGTGCGAGGAACTGCTCAGTGGTGCCGCTCAGGTTGAGGTCGGCCACCTGCTGGTCGATCTGGTCGATCTGCTGCAGTAGCTGCTCGGCGGTTGCCTCGTCCACGCTCGGCAACTTGGCCAGCAGCTCGCCGCGTTGCATCGAGAGCTGCTCGATCTCGCCGCGAACGGATGGATCACCGGTGGTGACGCGCAGCTCGAGCTGCCCGGCCTCGCCTTGCTGCACCAGGCCCATGGACTGCAGGCGTTGGCGCTGGGCTTCCACCTGGCGGATCTGGGTGGCCTCATCGAGGTAGCGCTCGATGGCGCTGCCATTGGGCACGGCAGGAACGATGGCGCCGCCGCTCTGGTACGGCGGCAGGGCCGGCGCCCCCGGGGCATCGCCTGGCAGTGATCCGCCTGGGGTTGCCTGATCAATCCGCACCGGCGTGATCGGCCCGCCTCCAGCGGCGGCCTGCATCTGAACGCTGGGCAGCTGGGGGATGTCGGCCCCGGGAGGCAGCTGCGGCGCATCGGTGCCCCGGTACATGTAGGGCGCCAGTTCGGCGTCGGCGATCTCATCCAACAGCGACACGCCGCCGTCAAACATGGCGCGGCGGGTGGGGCCGAACATGCTCAGCGCACCAATCACGGTGAGCGGTGCGGCCAGGCCCTCCACCAGCAGACCCTTGCCGAACTTCTGCAGGTAGTTGTCGGTCTCGTCGGCACGGCCGGGCAACCGCAGGCCAGCCATGTCGCCAAGGTTGGCGAGGTTGCCGTCGTCTTGGTTGATGAACGGTGCAGCCAGGGTGGTGCCAACCAAGGCTTCTCCCACCCGGGTGCCGGCAGTCAGGCCTGTGCGCAGGGCCGGGTTGGCCCGCTGCGCTACGGCCAGGCTGCGAACGGTGCGTGTTGCCTTCAAGGCATCAGCAGCACGCTTCACCTGGGCCAGCTGGCCGACGCGCTTGATCAGTGATGCACCGGTGACAGCACCGATGACCTCAGCGCCGATGGCCCCACCGACCTCGAGGCCGGGCTGGTCCGCTGGTGTGACCTCTTGGCCGATGCCGATGCGGAAGGGGTTGTACTGGCGGGCCACCTCATCGGGGATGGTCCATGCGTCTTTGACGTCGATCGTCTTGCGCTGGACAAGATCACCAACGGCATTGCCCAGCTTGCTGATTGCATTGATGGGCCCCACCACCAAGCCAGCTTTGGTGTCAGGCGAGGCCAGCACATTCATCAGCTGGCCGAGTGGTTTGAACGGGCCGAGATTGCTCTCGAGCCTGCTGTTCATCTCGCCCCTGGTGGGCTTGCGGCCCTGGGTCTTGGCTTGTGCGGGAGCCGCAGAACCACCGCCTGCTGTGGGTTCAGTTGGAACGACTGGATCAAAGGCCGAGTCGTCTTCGATTGGAGCCAGGTTGAAAGCAGGCATGGGTCAATACTCCCCTTGGTGTGGCAGGTCGATTGGCCTGATTGCGTCACGCCCCATCTGGAGCATGTCCACCGTGTTTTCAGCTATCCGCTTCCTCCTGGTGTTCCATTCGTAGAGAAAGTCGTTGCCGATCTTGCGCAGATCAAGCTGGAACGGCAGGGGCAAATCCCAGATCTTTGCTTCGCCAGACGCTCCGGCGCGTTCCTTATCAAGGAAGAGGAACACTTGCTGTTTCAGGGCCCTGCGCGTCTTGTCATCCACGAAAATCGATAAATCAATTTTGTCCCTGACAAACACGTCGCCTGGCGCGGACGCAAATGCGCCGGCCTTTCTGGCCTCTCGAGCCCAAGCATCAATTTGAGGCTTTAGCGCCTCCTTGAACTGGCGTTCGGTAGGAGCCGTGACCCGACTCCTTGGGTTGGGATTGGTGTTGTTTAGGCGCTGCTTGTTCTCTGCCTCAATAGGGTTCCAGCTGTCAATTACCTCACGGATCTTCTGGTTCCTTTTGATTGCCTCTTCATGGAGCCGCGGATCAATCTTGAGATCTTTTTTCTCCAGCCTCCAGTAGCCAGGCCCGTTTGGCAGGCTGCGCCTGTCAGGGTCCATCGGCCTTCCGGCCTGCTGGAACATCCGCCGCATTGGCAGCGGCTGCAGCCCGGCCACGTCCTCAAAACCGCCTTGCTGAGTCAGTTGCGCCGCTAGCTGATCGCCGAGCTGTGTGTTCGGCTCAACAGCAGAGCGACGCCCCACCTCGCCGCCATTGCGCTTGTACGACTCCCAGATCGCTTGGGTGTACTCAGCGATGGATGGATAGCGCCGGCCTTTGTAGAACTGCGGCTTGGTGTCGTTCCAGAGCTTCGCCTGCCCGGAGTACCAGACAGCCGCTGCTCGCCGAATCGCTTGTTCTCCGCTGTACCCGGCCGACTGCTGATCGGCAAGCATGTCGCGGAACCGGCCATTAACCACCGCATCCTGCGCATTGCGATCACGTAAGAACTGCTGTGGTGTTAGCCGTCTTCCCAGATACTTCTGCGTCCAAGGCCCTACGTTCTCCGGCATGACTTGGCCAATGCCAAGCGCCCCAGAGTCCGGGTTCACGGCGCTGTAGTTGCCGCCTGATTCCTTGCCAATGATCGCAGCGCGAAAGGCGCCGATGCTTCCTGTCGGCGCTGGCTGGCCGCCAGATGGTGCTGACAAAGATGGCGGCAGCGTTGCTGCAGCGGCGGGCGGCGTGAGTATCCGCATGAGCCAGCCACCAGGCCGCAGTGGGTTGTACCCAACCGGCAGCATCCCCAGCCCTGAACCCTGCAGGCTGGGCAGTTGGCTGCTCGACACCGTGTTGTTCGCACGAGATTGCTTGACCTTCTCCTGCAGCCAGCGCGTGGCATCACCGTTGGGATCGAGCTTCGGGTAGAAGCGCAGTTGCTCGAGCAGGTAGCGGAACGTGCTGGTGTTGGCACGCTTCGCCAGGTTGTAGAGCTCAGCGCTCACCGGCTTGTTGCCCTGCAGGTTGACCAGCTCGGACCGCAGCCACTGGCCGTCCATCACCGGCCGGCGCTGATAGGTGCGAATCGTCTCGTCAGACAGCGATGCGGCACCAGCCTTGGGCACCCCGCGAGCAGCGGCAGGGTCAGTGCCAACGGTGCGTGGCCCAACCTCGCCAGGTTTACGGCCAGTGAGCTCGGTCATCACCTTGGCCCACTCCGGTGTTTTGCGCACCGCCGCCTCGGCCTCAGCCATCACCACGCTGCGGGCAGCAGGACTCATCACCTGCCCAGGCCGTTCGGCCTTCCAGGAGCGAATCGCCTTGGACAGCTCCCTCTCGTAGAGGTTGGTGAGCCGGTTGGCGGCAGCCGTCAGCTTGGTGTTCTGATAAGCCGCTGAGATCGCCGCTGTTGCTGTCGCACCACCCGACAGCTGCTGCGCCACCACCTGGGCCAACGCATCACCGCTGCGGCCATTCACCTTCTGCTGGCTCTTGAGCTCACGCACGGCCTGGCTGTCGAGATCCTGCAGCACTGCTGCTGTGACCTTCTCCTTCACGCCAGGGTCAAACTCGGCCGCCGAATCACGGGCCTTGTTGATGGCAGCCACCATGCGCTGGTAGTCATCGCGCCGCCCCTCGGGGGTGGGGTTGAGACTGGCGATCTGCCTGGCCTGTTGCAGGGCGTTCTTGTAGGCGCCAGGGTCATCGGTCCAGGTGCTCGGCCCGACCGCTTCCATCTGAACGATGAAGTCCTCCACCTGGAATGGATCAGGGGGCCGCACCACCTGGGTGAACTCGCTTTGATCTTTGGCCCGCTGGGCGATGTACTCCTCAGGCTTGAGGTAGCCCATACCCAGGGCTTGATTGCGGAACTCGAGCAGTGCTGCCGGATAGCCGGGGTCCGCCGGATCGAATTGGCCAGGGCCTGAGTACCAGAGCCGATCGAGCGTCAGCTCGATGTTCTTCTGCCGCAGATCGTGTGTCTTCTGCACAGCTTCCTGTCCGCGCACCTGCAGTTCGAGGGTCTCGAACGGGGCCATCGCGCCCCAGGTCGGCCGCTTCTCGTAGGGCATGGACGGGTCGCCGGCCCTGATGTTCTGCAGCACCGCACCGGCAACCGGGTCGCTGCCGTAGGTGCCGATGATCTGCTCGCGCAGGAACTGCACCGTGCGCTTGCGGGCATCGGGGGCCAGCAGCTTCAGCTGTTGATCCAGCGCAAACGTGATCGCCGCAGCGCCGTATTGGGTGAACTCAGGAGTGCCGGGCTTGAAGGTGACGCCTTGATGCGTGTAGCCCTTGGTCATCAAGTCCTCCATCACTGCGGCCGTTGCGGCCACCGTGCTGTTGCGGGTCGATTCCTCAACAGCTGTGTCGTAGAACTTGCGCTGCTTGTCGCGGTATTGATCCCAGGCCTGGTTGAGCTTGGGGGTCACATAGAACTGCACCTCTGGTTCGTCACCCGTCAGCTGAAACCGGTTGAGCACCTGTGACGTCAGCTGCACCTGGCGCTTGGTGAGCTCTGGGCTGTCAGGACGCAGGGTGCCGAGCATCCCGGCATTGGCGGTCAGGTCGTCTTCCAGTGCATTGGAGATCTCAGAGCCGGCCAACTGCGCCAGGGCCCGCCGACGGCCGATCAGCTTCCACGGGTTCGACTCGTTGAGCAGCTGAGCAGCAACCGGGTCCACCTTCTCCAGCTGCCCGATCTGGCTGGCTGCATCAGCAGCACCGGCCTCGGCCTGCACCTGCAGCGAGAGCGTGGCTTTCGCCTGCTGGTTCTTCAGCTCGGCGTAGTACCCCTCCTCGATCTGGCCTTTGCGCAGCGACAGATAGCCCTGCCCGGCGACATCCATCAACGCCTTGTTGAACGGCGCCAGCGCAGTGGCGAGCTGCTCGTATTGGTTGAAGCCAGCGACATTGCCGCGCGATCCGATCTGAATCGTGCTGATCCCGCTCGGGTTGTCGAGCTGCACTGGCCTGGCCGGCGCAGCAGGCTCCGGTTGCGCCGCCTGAACAAAGGCCCCGATCGGCCGGGCGACCGGCGTGATCTGACCAAGGGGAAGGTTCCTGTCTGCCATTGATCGTTAGCCGGGTGTGCCGGGGCCGCTGGGGGATGAGGGCCTCTTCAGCCCTTTGACTGCGCCGGCCATCGAGACGGCCGACTGCACGCCACCGAGCACTGCGGTGCCGATGTTCAGTGCCGCCGCTGCACCGCTTGGACCCGCACCCGTCATCGACGGAGGCGGTGGTGTCAGCAGTGTTGGCAGCGGAGCAAACGGTGGGATCGGGTCGATGTAGGGCTGCTCTTCGTAGAACTGCTGGCTGTTCCAGCGGTTCAGGTACTGGGCCACCTGGCCCGCTTGCTCCCGGGTGTACTGGCGAGTGCGCAGTCCGCGGTTGATCGACTGCAGCGTTTCGTAGTCACCTACCTGGCGGGCATAGTCGTTGACGATGCGATCAACGGACCGGCCTTCCTGGCCCATGGCCTGCACAGATGCCCGCGCCTGCAGCGCTCTCCAGCGGTATTGCTGCATCGCCACGGCTTCTTGCATCGAGGCCTCCTGGAAGGCCTGGCTCATCGCATCGCTGTCTTGGATGTAGGCAGCACCAGCAGCGGCACGGGTCTGCCCCACCACTTCTGCTTGGCGGATGCTCTTGACCAGCTCGAAGTTTCTCAGCGAGTTGGTGTAGGCCAGCTGCTGGTTGTAATTGACCGTCTCGGCCCAATACTTCTGCTGAGCATTGGCATCGGTGATCCGAGCGTTAAAACCCGCCTGCCATTCGGCAAAACGCCCGTTGGCATCCTGGAAGGCCTTTTGATTTTCGTAGTCCTGGCGCTGGGCGGCATGGCTGGCGCCAGCCCCCAGGATCCCCATGCCCGCGTTGGCAACGCCAAACGCAATCGAAAACGGATCCATCAGCTTGCCCTCCAGAAGTGGCAGAACAGCTGAGCGCTGCGCCCCCGCGGGGCGGGCGTGTCGATCGTGAAGCCCAGGTGCTCAAGCCACCGCAACGTGGCCAGGTTGGATGCCAGAGCCCAGTTCTCAAGGCAGCCGGCCCCATCACGCAGCAGGCCATCGACCCACACCCTGCCGCCACGAATGAACTGGCGGCGATGGCTAGCTGTTGCGAGCAGCTTGTCGGTGCCCAGCAGCCAGATCAACGATCCATTGACGCCGCAGATGCCCACCGGCTCACCATCATCTGCATCTATGCAACGACAGATCGAGCTGCTTTTCCAGCTCCCAATCACGGCCTCTTCTCCTGTGATCCCATGGCTGTAGAGCACCTCAAGCTGATCTTGATAGCGGACCCGACTTGCAATGCGCTGCACCCGTGCAGTTGTTGGCTCAGACCAGTTCATTGCAGGCTCCTTGCTTGACTTGTGATCAGGCCCACCCACTCGCAGGTACTGAACTTGCAGGGGTGGATGGTGTCGTTGTGGACCTCGACGATGCAGTTCTCTCCCTTGCTTGCGATGGGGATCTGGAACACACCCTCGAAGTACCGCTTGTTCTCAAGGTCGTAGCCATTCGCCATTGCGCTACCCAGCGAGGAGTTGCGACTGCCGAGCACCGTGCCATCAAACTTGTAGAGCGCCATGTCACGGCGTTCTGCCATGACATAGACCTCGAAGTACGAGGTCTCGTGATAACGGAGCTTGGCGTGACGAACCTGTGTCCGCTCGACGTTGGCTGCAGCCTTCCCGCCACCAACCTCCTTGTAGAGCTTGAAGCGAGTGAAGCGATACACGAAGTCGTAGACCTCACCGAAGAACACCGGTGCCGCAGACCAGTCGCCACTGGCCACGATCGTGTTGCCACTACTTGCTGATCCCAGCCGCACGCCGCCATTGCTGGTCATGCCATAACCAGACCAGGCCTGTGTTGGCGCCTTGATCGTGTACGGCAGCGTCCAGGTGGTCTGCTTGGTGGTGGCGTTGTAAGTGCCAGCCGCCACTCGAATCGCCGCCGGTGTTTCGGTGGTAGTTGAGATCCGCCTGTCCAGCAGCAGGGGGTAGGGATTGGGGGTGACGTCGCTGAGGCGATCTGCGACCGGCATCTTCTCCAGCCACACCTCAGTGCCGTACTCCACCAGCAAATACATGATCTCCTGCACGCAGAGGATCTGCAGGATTCGATCAGCGCCATTGAGCTGCCAATGGCTCCAGCTGCTCTGTGCGCGTTCAGCGCCACCGCCGGTGTTGCGGTAGAAGTATTTGTAGACGTAGATGCGGTCGGTAAAACCGCTCTTGTCTGACACGGCAAACCAGCTGTTGCCCGTGTCGTTGGCCGTCAGCTTGAACACATCCGCTGGGATGTAGCTGCTCACGTAGCCGGTCAGATCAGACGCATCAGCCACCAGCGCAGTTCCCGCACCGCGGACACTGAACTCACGGAACTGACTCCACTGGCCGTTGGCCTGACAGAAGATGATCGTGCCCTGCACCGGAATTGGCCTGCAGTCAGGGTCGATCTCGTACTGGGTCAACACCGTGATCACGGCGCTGGCGGGGGTCAGGATGGTTTCGGCAGCGTTAAACCTGAACTGGATCTGGTCGGAGAAGATGATCAGCTCGTCCTGGTACGGGATCGCGTAACGCAGCACCGACACCCGGTTGTTGCTGGCCGTCAGGTCGATCGGATCCGTGTCCAGCACGGCAGTCACGGTCTCTGGGAAGAACTCGAAGAAGTCCCGGGTGCGGCTCAAGATGACGTTCTCATCTGCCAAGAAGCCCAGCCGGTTCTTGTAGATGAAGACGTCCTGGATGGGATACCCAATGAAGCTGGGGTCCGGTGCGGTGTCGTAATCACCTGCAGTGCGTTCGCCCCAGGTGGGGATCGTTACGCCACCCTGGGTGCTGCCATTGGCCGGGCCGAAATAGAACGTGCCATTCGGCAGCCGCACCAGCAGGTGAGGCATCGTCGCCGGGTTGATCTTGTACTCAACTCCGGGGCTGACGGTCTCTTGCCATGAGCCCTCGCCAAAGGTGCCGGCGCCCGTGCGAGGAACAAAGCTGACGTAGTAGCCGTCGAACTTGTTGCCCGGATCGCCCACCACCTCAACCTGATAACCCTGGGGGGCAATGGTCGGAAGCTCGGTGAAGGCCTGAACGCTGCTGGTGATCGCCGTGATGTCAGCGTTGGCCCGGGCGTCAGACGCTGCAATCGTGATTGCACTCGAGGAGGTGAAGTGCAGCACGCTGCCTCTCCTCGAGATCGACACTCCACTCACACCACCCAGTGCCGACTGAATGGCAGTGGCGATGTCCTCTGTGCTGATGCGGTTCTCAGTCGTGGTGCTGCCGCTCACCACAACCGGCGCCACTGGAGTTTGCACCGTGGCCTGGGTGCCGTTCACGTTGACCTTGTAGGTCTGGCCGTAGTTGGCAGCCTTCACCCACACCAGCGCTTCATGGTTTGCCGGCCTCGCAGTTGCTGGCGCCAGGCTTGGGTCCATCGCCGGCACCGCCTTCGTGTTCGAGATGAAGGTGTAGTCGGCAATCGTCGCCGCCCTGATGTCGCTCTTGGCGCTCACCACCGACGACAGGTAGCTGTAACCCGATGGCGCGTTGACGGTCTTCTCGTTGCCATCCAGATCGAAGACCTTGATGGCGGTCTTGCCAATCACCACCAGGTATTTCTCTCCTGCATCACGCAGGATCTGATGGAAGTAGACGTCCCCGAAACTACTGTTGCTGACCTTGGCGATGACTTGCGTTGGCTCACGCTTGCGCAGCCCCTCTGCCAGGGAGCTCATCGCATTGATCTGTGTCTCGCCTTGGCTGGGTTCGCGCTGCGCGTCGGGCTGCTGGCTAATCCCCTGAATCAGGTTGGGGATCGTGTAGCTGACGAGGTTAGCCACGCAGATACCCCCGGTTCCTGCCCAGCAGACCCATGCCCGGCGAGTAGGTCGGCATCGGCCTGAGCCCCGGGCCGCCGGTCAGGCTGTTGGGCTGGGCCTGCTCGATCTCAACGCGCTGCAATTCCACCAGCGCCATCTGTTCATCCAACGCGGTGTATTTGAAGATCGCGTCAGAGCCCAGCACCCGGTTGCTAAACACCCGCGCTGAACGGATCACGATCCAGCGGTTGAACGCCTCCGGGCACTCGTCCCAGGGCAGAAGCCAGACCACATCCGCTTCAAGGCTGGGGATGTCTGCGCCCAGGATGTAGCTGCGCTTCTCGCGGTCATACACCCGTTGGCCGCGCAGCTGGAAACGCCCGGCCCACTGGTAGGCATCAGGGGCAAAGGAGACGACGTTGGCCGGCACCACGATCTGATTGGTGCCGGCGTCCTTTACGAACTCGTAGGCCTGTTCACTGTTCCAGCTCCAGCCTCTTGTCTGTCCTTCTTTGTGGAACTCGAGGATGGTGCGCTCAGCCATGGTTGCTTCCACAACCTGCTGGTTCTCAAGGCTGTTGACCGGCTGCTCGCCAATGTTCTGCAGGCAGATGTTGACCGCCTCAAGCAGGGTCGTCCTGCCAGGTGTGTTTCCCTGATTTGCGAGGCCCATCTGAGCACTGCAGGGGTGCAGTCTTCATGCTATCGGCAGGCACAAAAAAGCCCCCTGTTGAAGCTGACAGGGGGCCTAGGCCTCGTCCTCCGGACTAAGCCTATGGGAGTTCGATCACACCTGCACACTCAGCACGCAGGACACCCATGCCGATCGCCATACGGCTGACCATCAGGCTGGCCTGGTACATGATGTTGAAGTCGCCGCCCTGAGGGGTGACTTGCAGGCTGGGGCTGCGCAGGGTCAGCACACCGATGGCATCGCGGTGGAACACGATTGCCTTGTTCTTCGACAGATCCTGCTGATAAGCGGTGTTCTTGTCGTAGGTGCCGTTGGTGTAAGCAGCCTGGGTGACGTGGTTCGACTCGATCACGGGGATACCCTTCACGCGCAGCACACGGCCGCTGGCGAAAGATCCGTTCTCACCGCCGGCTCCATTGAAGTCCGCGTTGATAGCGCGGGTGGAATCCAGCAGGACGTCGTACTCATCGGGACCCACGACACAGAGGAGATCCTCGGTGGGTACGTCCTTCTTCTTCATCGCCACCTTCAAGGCGCTGATCTTGGCGACCAGCTCATCGCCCTTGGCATTGGAGCTGGCAGCGGCATAGCCAGCCGAGAGGGTCTGGCTCTGGCCGATGCGACCGGCGTTGCCGGCTTTGCTCAGGGGTTCAGTGGTGGTCTTGGCAGCGGCGTACAGCACACGAGCAGCACGCCGGTCCCATTCCCGGGCGAGGGCCTGGCCCAGCTGATGGGTGACGTCCTGGCGGACGTCGTAGTAATTCATCAGCTCGTCCAGGTCATAGATCACCTGGTCGGCAATCATTAGACCATCGAGGTTGATGATCTGCTCATTGCGGTCGCCGGGGCTGTTTGTGGCCCCCAGGATCGGGGTGCCAGGAACGTGGTAGCCGGCTTCTGCCTTGCCGCTGACGGGGAACGCAGCGGACTTGCCGCCGCGAATGTTGCGCTCACGCACCTTGCCCTTGAAGACGCAAGCGCGATCGAACGCAGACAGCAGCTCGGCAATACCGAGCTTGAGGAACAGGGCGTCAACTGCACCTGCGCCTTTAATTTGACCAATCCGGTCGAGAGAAGCGTTGGCCATTGGCCTTTAGGGATAGCGAGCTTCTGTCCGTTGTTTGGCTGAGCGGGGTGTCTCCCTAGGGAGGCCCAATCAGTTGCACTGGTGCAGAGCAACTCATGCCCTGACCTTACATAAAGACATTCGACCTGGCGAGAGTCTTGTCGTACCACTGGCGGTACTTCGGGTCGGTCTCATACAGGAACTTGCCGTTCTTGTCCCGCTTGCCACGGGCATCAACAGCCTGCTGGTCGCTGTCAAACACGTCGGTCTTCACGGCACTGCCGCCACCGATGAGCTTCGGCTCTTGGCCGCCGGCGCTGGCCCGGGCTTGCAGTTGCTTGATGGCAAAGCGGGCTGCAGCCTTGTTGCCGCTGTCCACTGCGGCGTTGTAATCCGCCAGCTCCTGCTGGTCGAGGTTGCTCATGGCCCACTGGCTGAGCTGCTGGAACTGCTGCTCACCGCCGACCATTCCCTTGAGCTCGGCCACATCGGCATCGGTCAGACCCGGGGCTGAACTATCCGGAACGGCCGGAGAGTTGCCTTTGGCTGGGGCCACGCCCTGCAGGTAGGTCTCCACCACCTCGCGGGGCAGGCCGCCTTTCTCCACCAGGGCATCGACGTAGCTACTGACGTCTTGGCCGGCGTAAACCTTTTCCGCCATCTCGAGCGGGTTGATCTCTGCGGCTTCGATGGCGGTCGCCACCGTGTCGCCATAGAGCTGCTTGCCCAGCTCAGGGGTGTACTGATCGGGGGTGATCGCAGGCTGAGGCTCAGGCTCGCTCTGCGCTGGCTGCTGGCCCCGCTGGCTGATCAGCTTCTGCGCCTCGAGATAGGCCCTCTCCAGCTCCTCGGTGCTCTTGAACTTGCCGGCCAGCAAAGCTTCGCCGTCATCGGTTGACTCGGGCTGGGTGTTGAGCTGCTGCTGTTCCTGCTCGAGCTCCTGCAGGAACCCGTCGATGAGATCCTCCTGGCCGGGTGCCACCAGGTCTTGCAGTTCGGGGCTTGGTGTTGCGGTCATGCGGGTGGTTGTTCGGTGGGTTGGGGTTCAGCCATCTGCTGGCTGGTGGCCGCGGCATTGGCCAGCTTTTGCGGGTCGGCCATGCCGCTCGCCATTGCTTGCTGAACCATTGCGGCCTGCTGCTGGGCTTGCTGTTCCTGCGCCAGCTGCTCTTCCGTCTTGACCAGGCCGATGATGTCCATGCCCATGGCGCCGGCCAGACGGCGGATGAGCTCAGCCGGCATCACATAGGTGGCGATGCCCTCGGGCCCCAGCGATTGCTGAAGGATGGTCATGAAGCGAGCGGTCTTCTCCAGGTCATTGCCGCGGCCAACAGCAGCCAGGCCGACGCTGACCACCGGCTGAACCAGCCCCTCCGGCAGCTTGGGCAGCTTGCCCCTGCGGGTCAGGATCGCCAGCTTGCGGGAGACGTAGGGCTGCTGGAACTCAGTGGTGAGGATGGCGTAGATCGAGCCGAGTGAGTTCTCGATCTGCAATGCCTGCAGCCTGACCTCTTCTGCTGTGGTGCGTTCCGAGTCGCGCACGTCGGCGAGCATGAAAGCCTGAGCCAGCCGGGCCTCGATTCGTGCCAGGCCCTGGGCCGCGACGTTGAGATCGGCGGCCTTGTTCACCTGGATGGTGAAGACGTCATCGGGGTTGCCGGGCAGGTAGGCGCCGTTGGGGGCCTCGGCCAGCTTCTTGGGGTTGGCGATCCCACTGGGTTTGACCAGGTGCTTCACCTGGGCTGACACCAATGAGCCCTCGGCAATGGCCTGGCTCAAGGCCTCAGCGGTTTGCAGGTCCGCGATGCAGGCCGCTTCGACGTAGCCAGGGGAATAGCCCTGGCCGTCGATCCGGTACATCCGCAGCGGCAGCCAAGGTGATTCGCTGACGCTGGCAGTCCCGCGAGAGCCAGGGATCTCCTGGTCTTTGATCTCCTGATACCACTTGACCTTTTTCCCTTCCCACTCGATGTGGGTGTAGAGCCGAACGACACGCTCGTACTCCGGGGTCACGTCGTCATCGACGATGCCCTGTACCTCGCCGTCTTCTTCCTCGAGCAGTTGACGTGCGTTGCTGGGCAGCGATTCAACCGACAGCTGTTCGCAGACGATTGCTTCGATGGGGTTGCCCATCAGGTCGCGGCGGCACACGTAGCGGTTGAGGTGAAAGCACTTCAACCCCTCATCTGACACGTACATCAGCACGTTGCCGCTAACGATCAGGTGCAGCAGCATCTCGTGGACTGCCACCCGGTCGTTGCTGGTCTCGATGCTGCGCAGCACCGCCCGCTCGAGCCGGGCTAGGGCCAGATCGAACTCGCTCTTGGCACGGCCCAGCTCCTCTGGTGTGGAACCGGCCGCCTGCATCTGCTGCTCGTTCTTGGCCATCTCGATCTCGTCGATCGTGAAGCGGAAGAACGTCTCAGTCGGCGGCAGCAACGCCAACAGCAAACGGCTGGCCAAGTTGTGAACGCCCCGGGCGCCGATGCCATTCCACGGCAAGGGAAATGTCTGGTTGTCGTTGGGGTACGGCTCGTCGCTGACCGGGATCAGATACGGCAGCGTCAGCCGCGAAGCAGTCCGGGCCCGCTCGAGGTAGTAGTTCCGGTCTGACTCCAGGGCCCGGTAACGCTTTTCGCAGCTCATGGTCAGCCTCCGATGTTTACGCCGACGCCAGCGCTGCGGCCTGATGAGCCGATGCGCAGGGTCTGAGTAGCGGATGTCGCCTTGACAGCGGGCTCGGACCCCCGACGGGTGATCGGTGCCGTTGGTGCTTTGGACTGCGCATCACGCCCGGCCAGCACCCGCAGCGATTGCGATGCGGCCTGCGTGTTCAGCCGGTCTGAAGCGATCTGGGTTTCCTGGGCCCTGCGTGTCTGGTCGATCTGTGCCAGCTGTGCCTGCTCCTCTGCTCGCAAATCAGCTACGGCTCGCTCTTGTCCGGCCATGGCTTGCTGCTGAGCTTGCTCAAGTCGCTGCCTCTCGGTCTGCTGTGCTGCCACCTGGGCCTGCATCGCTGCAGCCTGGCGATCAAGCTCGGCCTGGCGTTCACGAGCGATTTGGTTCAGCCGTTCCTGCTCGCGCTTGGCTGCTTCATTGGCGTGATGCTGCCGTCTGCCGGCGTTCCCAGCGCACATGGTCAGACTCCGATGTTGAGGCCAGTGCCTGCGCTCATCGCCGTTGCGCCTGGCGCAATCTTGAGCGTGGACTTGTTCTTGTCCTTGGGCTTGGGCGCCTCTGTCGTCTGTGCGTTGGTGGGTTCCGTCATCGTGGTGGTGACGGCATAGGCGGCCTGGCGCTGTGCAGCGGTCTCGGCTGCAGCTCCAACACGCTGAGCTTCCAACTCAGCAGCGGCGGTCAGCCTGTCCTCTTCCAGCCGCTTGCGCTGAGCGTCGGCCTGGGCATTGGCTTGGTCGATTTGCTTCTGCAGTGCATCAGCGAACTGCTGTTGCTGGGTCATCGACTGCTGCCGATAGGTCTCCAGCGCAGCGTTGTTGGCCGCGATGTCGGACTCGCTGGGGCCGACGTACCTGATCTCAGGGGCCTGGGGGGCAGATCCGAAACACATGGCTACGAGGTGGCGATGTTGAGGCCAGTGCCGCTGCCCTGGCTGGTGGGTGTGGACTGACCGACGCGATCAATCCGCAGGCCCTGCTTGCCCCGTGGCTTGGCCATGGCCTCGCGGTCCGTGCCAATCACAGGGGCTTGCGCTGTTCGATCCGGCGGTGGCGTACCAATCAACGCAGCCATGCGTGCGGCATTGGCTTGCGTTTCGTTGGCGCGTTGGACCTTGAAGTCACGCACCTCAGCAAGGGACTGCTCCTGCCCTTTCAGGGCCTGAGTGAGCTCCATCTGTTTCAGGGACATGACGCCCTGCTGCTGCTGGCGCATCAGGTCCAGCTGCAGATCGGCCTGCCGGTCGTAGGCCTTGGTGTCGGGCATCGTGATTGTTGCCCTGCTGCCGCCTCCCCCGAAGCACATCAGAGTTCCTCCAGGTTGAGCGGATCTGCCTGCTGTTCCTCCCGCAGTTTCACCAGATAGCCGATCACTTCCTGCGTTCCGATCCAGTGATCAATTTCCCGATGGGACATTGCACGACTGGGGACATCAGGGAAGACGCCCCGCAGCTTTTCGATCAGCTCGTCAGTAACGATGGGCTGTAACACTGCAGGAGTGCAGAACACTCTCAGGCTACCGGTGGCTCCCATAGCAGGGGAGTGCTGCTCGTCAAGTCGTACTCGCCTGCGCGAAGGATGCGAGCACAGCGTGCTTGCTGGATCACGTAGGGCAGGCCATAGCCCTTCTTCTCAAACGCCTTAAGCGTCTGATCCCACATCTCCACCTCTGTTGTGCAGCCAGCCAACAGCCGATCAGCGCCAACCGCGCCGATGCCAGGGCAGCCCGGGTAGTTGTCGCTGGTGTCACCCGTCAACACCTGGCTGTAGAAGCTGCGATCGGCCTGCAATCTGCTGACCTCGAGGATCTCCCCGTCACGCAGATGCAGCCCCGGCAAGGTGAGCATGTCCTTGTCGATGCTGACGATCACGTCGCCCTGTTCATAGAGAACGCCGAGCACGTCATCGCCTTCGATGTCGGGCAGCCGCTTCACCTGCCAGCCCCTTGCCGGGGCCGCCTTGTCCACCCACTCCACAAGTTGCCGGTAGCCGGCGGGCTTGCGGTACTTCTTGCGGTTCGCCTTGTACTGGGGCCAGACGCCATAGCGAAAGCTCACCCGATCCGAGAACACGAGCACGGGATCGTGATCGGGAAGGGTGTCGCGGATCTCGCCGATGGCGTCCTGGAACGTGGCCTGCGCATCGCCATGCCGGCAGAGATAGGTCCAGTCATCGGGCGCCCATTCGGCCTCGTACTCACTGGCCGCGGCGGCACGGTAGAGATACACCTCGGTGTCGATCAAGGCCTTCATTGCTCACACTCCCTGATCAGCCGATCGGCCACCTCGTTAATGGCCAGGTGGCAGATGCGGGCTTGGCCTTCGTCTGGCGCCCAGCTGCGAACGCGCTGGCTGACCTCGAACACAACAGCCTTCATCCTGCGGCGGTCGTCGATGCTGTATTCACCCAGGCTCCAGTAGAGCTCGGTCAGTTCATTGAGCAGGGTCATTTGATCACCTCAGCAGTGCAATCGGGCCAGCGGTTTTTGCAATACAGCAAGGCCTTCGCCTCGCTTGGGGCAGGAATAGTCACGCGCATCAAGGGCATTGCCGGCTGCTTGACGTGCAACCGGAACAGCCGTGTTGATTCATCGGGCTGTGGCCGGCTAATGCCTGGCCCCAGGTTTGGCTCCACCCAGCCAGGTGGGATGTAGTTGGGGTTGAGTCCCATCACTCATCCTCCATTTCGATGATGTGTTCCAGGGCCCGGATGTATCCGTTCCAATAGCCCTGCGTGAAGCTGCCTTCCACGGTCTCGCCGTAATGACCCAGCGCCATGTCCCTCAATCGAACAAGGGCGCGTCGGGAGACGTCGATTGGCTCTTCTCCTTGTCTTGTTGCCATGGCTGTACGTTGCGGGGGTCGTGGATGTTGACGTAGCCGTATTTGCCAAGGAACACCATCAGGCTTCTGACCCTGCGAGAGACAACAGCGCCGCGGCGCCATGCCCCCTGGTAGTAACCCTTGACCTCCTGGCCGATCTCGTACTCGTGGGTCCAGCTCATCCGTGGTGCTTGCGAAAGGCCTCCATGTCCCTGAAGTCCATCTCCTGAAACTGCGGGTGCTGTGCCAGGAATCCAGGGCTGGGCAAGATCACATCCCGCCCGCTCTTGTTGAACTGCAGGGTTGACCACTTGCCTGTAAGCAGGCCGCGTTCAAGGATTCCTTGCAGCTCGTGCTTGTCGATCAGCGGCTCCATCACTGGGCCTCGAGTCGAGCTGCCTCCTGCTGTGCCCACTGCAGGTAACTGTTCCACTTTTCCGGCGTGAGCGGGCTGTCTTCCTTGGCAGGCGGCAGCAGCGGATGCTCATTGCTCTCGAAGGGCACGTAAGCCTGCGAGTTGTGCGGGTCTGGGGCTGAGATCAGCGACCGGCGCGTCGTTGGCAGCTTCTCCAGCTGCCAGCCGGCAGGACGACAGAAGCTCGGCAGCTCCTCGCGGAAACCCCAGCTTCTATTAGCCATGCCGTTCTCTGTTCGATAAAGCGGTGCCATCAATTCCTTCCAGGTGGGGTAACGCTTGAACGTGTTGGGCTCGAGGCCTTGAATCCATTGCTCTGCGGCCCACATGAATTGCGGCTCAGTGATCTCGGGGAACTCACTGGTGAAGCTGTGAAACTTCAGCCGACAAACGTGTGGGCTCCAGCGGTCGCTGTCTTTGATGCGCAGGTGGGCTGCGATCATTTCGGCGACCACCAGAAATGTCTCGGCGGTCAGGCTGATTGGCTTGGCCATTGCTCGAGCGCGGCAAGCATCCGCGGGTCTTGGGGCATGGGCCGGCCCAGGGCAGTGGGCTTGGCTAGCTCTTCTTTGAGGTACTCAGGCTTCAGTGCCTGCCAGCCGTGCTCAACACCAGCTGCGCACAAGGCAACCTGCTGCCATTCGGGCAAGCGTGCGATGCGATTGCAGGTGGCAAGCCATGCCGCCTCTGTCCAGGTGGCATTGCCTTTGTGCTTTGAGCGGCGGCTCTCGTTCCACCACTGCAACAGCAGCGGGGCAGCCTCCTCGCAGACACCATCGGGCACAGCGCTCATCTGCCAAGCGGGTGCAGCGGCTCGCTTAGCGGCTGTCCTTTCCTCTTCTTCCAGGTCAGGCACCGCCGCAAGAAACGGTGCAGGCTGGCCAGCTTCGATGTAGCCAACCGCCCGGCCAGCAAACACACAGACACGTTCAAGTGTCTGGAATGTTTTGCCGCAGCTTTGGCACAGCCTGATCCTGCGATCAGCCTCAGCGGCCGAGCGTGTTTCAGTGACGCGGCTTTTGTCGTTGCCGCAGTGAGGGCATTTCATTCGCCTTCCCCCACATCTGCCCAGCTGCCACACCAGCTGTCGTGATAGACGGTTGGCCAGCGCGGATGAAAGCGCGTGCTGTATTCAGGCGGTTGGCAGCGGCACTGAAGAAAGTGCTGCCTCTCGTAAACAAAGTCGCGTGCGTATCTGCAGTTGCTGCAGCACTGCTCACGCAGCGGCGGATAACTGTTCGTCATTCCAGATGACCTTCAAGTGAATTGACTGGTTGTTCTTGGGTTGCTGCTGCCACTGCGCTTCGATTCGCTGCAGCACCGTCACCCGGTCATCGGCCCACACAATCCCGTTGCCGGCATCCATCACGGCGCCGGCCAAGTTGTCCAGGTCAGATGTTCCGGGCCCAAAGAAGGTGAGGTGCAGCGCCACCACCTGACCCTTCTCCAGCGGTGGGACAGTCCACCACTCACTGAGGATTGCCTGAACGCTTTCAGCCCAGGTGCGGTACTTGGTGTCCTTGTAGGCAGAGCCTCGCCCAAAGCGAGGCCGTGCCTTGGGCTGCAGCGGCACCGGCAATACGAAGTCGGCGGTGCGCAACGCCATCAGAAGGGGATCTCCTCGTCATCGGCTTCAGCCAGCACCGCGGGAGCCTCCGCCGCAACCTGCTTGGCGCGAGCCCGCAGCTTGTCAGCCATGCTCATTTCGGCTGGCTCCTCTGTAGCGAACGGGGTCTGGGCGGCAGGTGTCTCGGCCACGTAGCCGTCTTCCTCGCCGAAGGCCGACGCTGCATCAACCCGCTCGTAAGCCACCAGGTCAATTACCTGCAGCGACTCGAGGGTGAGGCTGATGCCCTTGGCACCACTGCGCTTCTCGGTCCAACCCCAGGCCGAGAACGCCACCTTGACCTTGGAGCCGTTGCCGATCAGGCAGTCCTGAGGCCAGAGGTTCTTCTTGCTATCGACGATCACCGGCGGGGACATCAGGTTCCCCTTGGCGCTCATCTCGGTGCGCTTGAACCGGAAGCGGATCTTTCCGGTGGGGTTCTTGTCCTTGTCCATCTGATCGGCGAAAGGCCAGGCGTTCTTCGCTTGCTTGGCGCCGGGGCCGTTCACTTCGACGAACAGAAGTTCGATTTTTTCGATGAAAGCAATGGTCTCTGGGTCGGCCGGATCAAGGGCCAGCTCGATCGACCAAGCGCGAGGGTCGCCTTCCTCGTAGCCATCAGCGGGCTCGAGAACTTTGGCCCACCAGGCTTCGCCAAGCGGGGAAACGTGGAGCTGTCGCGGCATTTGTGCGCCACATGTGGAGGACAGCGAGACCTTAAGCACCTAGGAGTGCTACGGCAAGACTCCTAGGAGAGTCTCACGAGAAGCAATGTGGGTTCTGTCCGATCTCTCCGTGGCATAAGTCGCCCACCTGCGGCGGCGGTGGCAGGCTCTTAACCCCTGCAGCATCAGCGATCTGAGCCGACATCTCAGCCAGCCAGTCCGGTGCATACAACCCCCTGAGCTCATCGTGCAGGGTGTGATGCAGCCAGCCTGCGCGAGATGGAATTGTCGCAAAGCAGTCGTGATTGGTTAGGAGCTGCGCCCCTTGCTCTCCACTCTTCTCGATGACTAACTGGCACAGCGCCGCATCAAACGAGTGGACCGTGTTGGCGGTCACCGCCCGGTTGGTACTGCGTGCTGACAGCTCTCCTTCTGTTGCCTCATCCGCCCACGTCTGCCACCGCCGCCGGCCATGGGCCAGGGTCGTGACAGTGGTGCGTGCATCCAGTGCATCGCCCAGCCGGATCGGCATCCCCATTGGGCTGGTCCACTGCACCGCCTTGCCCTCGGCCAGCACCGTCCTGGTCACGGTGCGCAGCCAGGTCTGCAGATCGAGGCAGCTCTTGAGCTCAGCCCCCAGCAGCACCCCCAGCTTGCGGGCCAGGTAGCGGGCCGGCGCCAGGTAGGCGAACTCCCACTGGTAGAGCTTGAGCCCGGCCTGCCGCTCCTCGAGCGCTGCCACCAGCCCCTCCACCACACCCAGGAACTGGGCGCCATAGATGGTCGTCATCACTGGGCCTTTGCACAGCGAGCGATCAACGCCGAACTCAAGCCAGAGCTGGGCCATGCGCTGCTCGCGCTCGGTGCCGTTGCTCAGATCCAGCCGCAGCAGCCGCTGCAGTTCGCCTGCGATGTGGGTGTAGAGATCGCGGTGGCTTTTGCCGGCGATGTTGGTCAGCTTGGCCAGCCTGCGATCACGCACCAGGGCAGACGCAATGCCAATGCCGCTGCAGGTTTGGTCGAACCGCACCGGTGTGGTGCAGCTGCTGCTCGGGTCAGCCACCTGCTGCGCAATGGCGCGGCACAACTGCAGGTACTGCCATGGATCCTTGGCATCACGCCACAGCTCAAGCCGATCCAGTGGCGCCTCTGCCGCTGCGCACATCTCGATCAGGTGATTGCGGCCCCACTCCAGCCGGGCCTGCCAGTTGCCTCGGATCCCCCAGTGACTGGCCGCACCTTTGAGCAGCCACTCAAGCGCCTCGACTGAGCAGGTCTCGCCGTGGCTGAAGTGAACGGCAGCCTTCTCCCAGTCCGGGCCCTGGTGGGTGGCGTAGCGGTTGGAGGTGTAGAGCCGGCCACGGAAATCGCTGCAGTAGGCGAACCAGATCGGCATCCCAGCCACCTCCTCGCACTGCCGGATGGTCTGCTCAATCCGGTTGCGTTCTGCTGCGCCCTCGCAGCGGTCGCGCTGCGCCTTCAGGCGTTGTCGCTGGTAATCCTTGAAGGCCTCAGGCCCGAGCAACTCCTGTGGCCGCGCCGGATCCTCGAGCGGGTCGCGGGTGACAGGGAACAGCCCCCGGATGTTGTGATCCCAGGCGCAGCGCTGCAGCTCAACCATGCCCGGGTCGATGCGCAGCTCCTGCTGCTGCAGCTGGTTCACCGCCTTGAGCACTGGGGCCAGGGCGGCTGGTGTCAGGTGACCGAGGTCCAGCCCGGCCCTGCTGCGCACCAGCGGTTGCTTGTTGTCCAGGTGCCCGCCGCCGTGCATCCCCTCCCATGGCCGCGGCGGCACCAGCATTGGCAGTCGGCGTGCCTGGAAGGGCCGCGGCGGGTTGGCCTTGATCACCGCTTCAGCTGTTGCAGTTGGCCGCACGGTGCAGCGCAGCCGGCCATTGCGGCTGGTGGTGCCCACCTCCACCAGATCGGTGTTGCCCAGGATCACCTGCAGCAGCAGGTTGCCCACCTCCACCTTCTCTGTGTGTGTCCACCCGCTGCAGTCCAGCCGCAGCTGCTCGAGCACCTTGGTGTTGCTCAGCGCCTTTGCCCCTTTGCGTTTGCGGATCAGCCGCATCAGGTCAGGGCTGGCCTGTTCGATCCGTCCGGCCTTGAGCTCGTCCTGCAGGGCCTTGCCGATGACACCGGCCAGCCGGCGCTGCTCAGGGCGCTGACTGATCTGGTCGATCACCACTCCCAGGGCGATGGCAGCAATGGACCTTGGCCCTCGATTGGTGACGTGCAGCAGTAGTGGCCAGGCGGCGAAGTGCGGGCCCGGCTTGTTGGGGTTGGCCAGCAGCTCCTCGAGCAGCAGGCCCAGGGCCACGGTCACCTGCTCGGCGTACTGGGTGAAGAGGGCCCGGCCGTACTCAGTGACGCTCTCTTTGCCCTGCGCTTTGAGCTTGGCTCGGGCATTGATTGCATCCCATTTCGCCCGCTCTCTTTCCCTCTCCTCCCTCTGCTTCTGCAGTTTGTCCACAGGGGTGGACGCGGGATTTTTGGGTTTCAATTCGCATTTTCGGCTGCCTTCAGCAGTAATTCCACCCCACCTGTGCAGAGATGGCTAACTGCTTGGTGCAACCGATGGATGCGAGTGCTCTGCAGGGGTGGAATGACATTTTTCGGATTTTAAGTCCGCTGCGTATACCAATTCCGCCATGCTCCCGCCTGTGACCGCAAGGGATCTCAGGGATTCAGCCGTCTGCGGGGACTGCCGAACCTAAGCAGTCTGCCGCAGCGAGCAGGCAGAGAA